GGCGGCGGCCCCATACGATCCGTCGGAGTACCCCGCGAAATCGATCGGCGGGAGCCTCCCGGCTGTTCTCGATCCGCCGTAGATCGCTTCCGGGCTGACAAGTTTCGGTGGCTCTGCCCGCTCGCCTTGCGTCCAGTCAACGCACTGGCCGATATAGCTCCCCATGCCCCAACCGAAGCTGACGCAGGTGCCGATATTGCCCTGGTTCCAAGTCTCAAACGGCGTGCCGTAAACGGCTCGGTGAGCCCGGTCGGCATGGCGATACAGGAAAGTGTCGCGGCCCTTGGCGTTGGCCATCACTTCCGGAGCCGCAGCGCCGAAGGTTGGATGCTTCAACTCGGCAAGGAACTCGCGGACGCCTTCCGGATTCGGCTCGTACCCGAATCGGCTCTCGACCCTTGCGGCAATCCGGTGCGTTGCCCGCTCGACGAGCGCGCCGACGATCGCGGCCACGATCACGAAGCCGATGGCACTCCACGACCACATCTGCTGACGGCGCGTCATGGCAACCACCCGTCGAGGAGTTTGTAACTCAGGTCATCGAGCCAGTCGGCCGCGTGGGCCAGCACCGCGGCGACGAACGACAACGGCCAACCGACGAGGATTACTAGGAAGTAGGCGGCACAGCAGGCGACTTCTTTGACGAGCGTCATCGCGTCGCCTCCGCCGCGGCCTGGGCGACTGCCCGGTAAGCCCGCACCCACTTCGCCCGTGCGGCGGCATCGACCGGGCCGCCTTCGGTGCCGGCCTCGGCGTCGAGGAATCGCTTGATCTCATCGCGGACGGCGGGCTGACGAGCCCCAAGCGAGACGCCCCGCGTCCGCAGCTCGCGGGCGGCCCGTCGCAGGTCATCGAACGCGGCCCCGGTGCGGAGGCGCGGCTCGGTCTGCGAGCCATCCCACTCGATCTGGCCGGCGAGCTCCTCGAGGAGAGCGGCGGTCGTCGCGGCGTCGGTCGCGGCGTCGGGCCCGACGAACCGACCGCGGAGATCGAGCCCGACCACCGGCGCGGGGCCGGGGGCTGGGGCAGGCGTTCCAGATTCACGAATCGAGAATGCGATCATCGCCCCAGCGGCGAGGATGGCTAGGAGCGTGAGCGGGTGAGGGCCGCCGGTAGCCACGGGGGCCATCGGCGGCAGCGAGGGGGACGGCAGCGGCGACAGCGGCGGAAGGCTCGCCGCGGCGGCCGGGCGAGCCCACAGCAGGTAGGCCACCGCGGCGGCGGCGAGGACGATGGCGGTCGTCATGCGACGGGCTCCGGGGCGGCGGCACGGGTCAAGACGAGGATCTGCTCAAGAGCCCCGCCGGCAGCCGAGAGAACGAGCGTGCGGACGGCTGGCCGGATCACCCACCAAATCGGCTTGGCCGCGAACGGGACGCAGCTATCGGCCACCGCGTCAAACAAGGTGCCGACGCAGGAGAGAGCCCACGACTTCTTCGCGGCCCCGTCGAGCGTGTTGATCGTGTCCAGCCCGGCCACCGCCAGGCGGATCACTTCGACGACGAGGCTGCCGAACTCGCTGACGCTGAGCCCGCCGGCAGCCTTGAGGCGTGCACCAGCGATCAGAGCCAGGACGGCGGCTTGGAGTTGGTCAGGGCTCATCGCTTGCGTCTCCAGACACTTCGGGCATCGACCACACGCGACCGCTTCGCCTCGCACGTCGTGCAGGTCAGGTACTGATGCTGTTGATCGCCGCACGCTCGGGACCGGACGACACGCATCCGGGCTCCGCACTTGCGGCACACGGCTGGTTCGCTCATGTCACCTCGCATGGAGACGCATCGCCGCCGCGGCGGCGGCAGCCTTTTGGCCTGCCAGCGTGGATACCTTCACCGCACGAGTGCCGACCGGATCGCCGCCGGCCGCCGGGATCTTCTCCGGGGAATCGTCGATCCAGATGTCCACCTCAAGGCCGGCGGCGGCGGCCGCGTCACGCTTTTGCGTGCCGGCCCCGCACATCACGACGCGATCGAGCGCGGCGTACACGTCACCGAACGCGGCCAGGAGCTGCGAGCGGTTCTCGTCGGTGTCCTCGCGGCGAGTGATGCAAACGACCTTCGCGCCGCGGGCCGTGGCATCCTGAATGAATGATCGCCACAGGCCCGGAGCTGCCGTGAACGTGCCATCGAAATCGAGCGAGACGGTGAGATTGCCTTCGGCACGGGCGGCCACGACGCCGCGGGCGGCCTTCCAGGCGTCCAGGGACCGCATGCCGACCGATGCCGTTGGGTAGGCGGCGCGGGTCACGGCGGAGATGTCATAGAGCCCGTCGGCCTCGACGATCGTCCGAAGAACGCCGCCCTTGCCGTCTTCGGTCCACTGCTCCCCGTTCGGCTGAACCGAGAACGCGAAGCTGGCCCCGTAGATTGTGCGGTCCTCGACCATCAGCAGGAGATCACGCCCCTGCGTGGTCATCAGCGGATCGTGCGTGTAGCCCAAGCCCTTGGGCGTCTTCTCCAGCGTCAGCCGGCCGTTACTCGTCCGGCCGGTGATGAAGCTGGCGTCGTGGTTGAAGAGGAACGGAATGTCGAACGTGCCACGCTTTGCGCTCCGCCCTCGGTCGAGGATCTTGTCGAACGCCGACGCCACGAACTTCTCTCGGAATCCGCCGATATCGACCGACAGCGATTCCCACGGCGGCGAGATGCCGGTGAGGAGCTTCTTCCCGTCGTCGCGCGTCTCGACTTGGATCGCGTCTTCGTTGTCAACGATCGGCAGGTATCGGCGTTCAGGCTCCATTTGTCTGGCCTCCAGGCTGGACTGCGTTCGTCCCGTTGACCATCTGATTGGCAAGAGCCTCCGTGATCGTTGGGAACGCCGCCGTGATCAGGGCGACAGCCGCTTCCTTGTCGATCGTCCCGGCCGCGATCTGGTTGAGAACCTCAAGCAGGGCCGTAACCTGGGCACCGTTCAGCGCGGTCGCCGCAAGGTCTGCGCCGGATGCGGCAGCCGCGAGCGGATCAGTCGTGGAATCGACCTGCGAGTCCGTGTTGGTCATGTCGGCCGGCGTGTCGGTCTGCGTGTCTGCCATGCCGTCGGCCTGGGCGGCCGCGGCGTCGAGGGTCGAGAAGCCGAGCTGCATGTAGGTCTGATCGGCCGCCGGCGTGTCGAGGAGATCGAAGTCCTCGAGCGAGCGGATCTCGTTGGGCGTAATCGCGCCCATGTTGAAGAGCGACTGATACAGCCCGGTGCGGGCGGCCGTGTCTGCCCGGAGCAAGCCCCGCGGGTCGAGCTTGAAGTGGACGCGGTCTGGCGTGATGCCGTCTTGCGGCGAGCCCTTTCTGTAGACCTGCATGATCGACAGGTCGTAGGCACCCTCGTAGCGGAGCGCCCACGGCTGAAGGCAGAAGACGTGAGCCGTCAGGAACTCTTGCTCGACGTTGGAGAACTTCGCCATGCGGTAGTCTCCGAGGAGCGTGGACGGAAGCCCCCAGATCCGGGCGCAGTTGGCGACGATGCTGTCCATTTGGTCGATCATCTGCATCGACTCGGCAGAGTTGCCGGCGATCGGCGTGGCCTTCACGCCCTTCGGCAGCATCGCCGGCCGGCCGCGGTTGTCCGGTCCGCCGTACAAGTCCGACATCTGCTGCCGGAGCCGGTCGACAGCTTCGTTCGGGATGTTTTCGCTCGACTCAAGGAAGAGATCGGGGCGAGCGTTGTTCCGCCAAAACGCCACCGAGCTGCGGTCGAGCGCCTGAGCCAGGGCAATCGTGTTGCCGCAGATCTCGCTGGGCGGCATGCCCTCGATGCCGTCATCGGAAATCCACTTCATGTGGACGATTTCCGACTGCGGGATGTTGTCCGTCTTGCCGTCGGCCTGGAGGTATGGATAGATCAGCGTCCCGTCGTTCTGCATAACCGGCCGCTTCATGCGGCTCGGGTGCAGCGGCACAAGGCTCGTGACCAGCCCGCCTTCGCCGGCGATCTTGCGGGCGTAGGCGCGGCCGTAGAGACAGGCGTGGAACACTTGGAGCTGCTTGAAGTCGAAGAGCGACATCCAGCCGTTGGGCTGTTCGCAAAGCGCCCGATATGCCGAGATCGGCCGCGGGCTTAGGTCGGTCACCCGCTCCTTCGATCCGTCCGGCATGGTGCGGATGATGCGGCCAGGCATGCACGCGACCGCCTGGGCAATGAATCGGCAGCAGGCGAAGATCGCGGCGACGTTCCGGGCCGATTCGGGCGTGACGATGTCGGAAGAGCGGAGCCCGTGGTAGCCGTACGTCAGGGCCTCGATGCCCCGCTCGTCCATCACCGTCTCGGTGGCGATCCGCCGGCGTGGTGCCTTTGGCTTCGTCGTCTTGGCGCGGGTCTTGCTCATAGGACGACGATGTTCCAAGAGTCGGCCGGCATTTCCGCTTCCGCGGTCATTGCGATGGCGAGAGCGTTGACTGTGGCAGCGATTCCGTCGATCTTCTCGCGGCTCTTCGCCTTGTCAGGGGCGATGTTTCCGTTTGCGTCCTGGCGGACACAGACGTTGTTGGCGAAGAAGTCCATGACCGGCGAGTCGTAGGCGATCTTCCTGTCCGCCACGAGCCCCTCGAGGAGCTTCGTCGGGCCAGTCAGATAGCCGATTCCCTGCCCTATTTCTGTGACCTCGATGCCTGCCCTGTGAAATAGTGTGGCGATGCCGCCAAGGTTCCACGGGTCGGCCCCGATCTGCCGGATCGGATAGCGCTTGGAAAACTCGACGATGTCGGCAGCCACCTTCTCGTGATCGAGCCGCGCGCCCTCGGTGACGTTCATCCAGCCATCACGGATCCACGTCGTGTACGGGATCTTCGTCTTCCGCTCCGCTTCGGCCACGGTCTGCTCCGGCACCCAGCACTTCAGTACCAGATCGAAGCCGCCGTCGGGCCGGCGAAACAGGAACACTGCGGCCGTGATGTCCCGGTTGCTTGCGAGATCGAGCCCGCACCAGCAGGGCGTCCCGGCCGGGATGTCGAGGGCCGGCACGCGGAGCCGCGTGAAAGCATCGCCGTGGAAGAACCGATTGTCGGATTCGGTCCAGACGTTGAGCGAGTAGCGGAGCCACTTCGCCATCTTCCGCGGATCAGTGCAGGCGTCTTCGTAGTCCGCCCGGAACTCCTCCTCTCGGAACGTGATCCCCATCGACGGGTTGGCCTTCCGCCAAACGGCCGGGTCGGAGAAGTCGTCCGTCTCCGGGTCGGCCGCGTAGATGAGCCCATAGAACGACGGATTCGCCGATGGGCTGTGGATGACGAGCTCGCAATCCTTCCACCACTGGAAGCCCACGCCGTTGCGGTCGTCGCCGGCTGTGCTGATCGCCAGGACGAGCCCGTTGGGTGTCGCCCTGGTCGCGTAAGTCAGAGCGGAGATCAGCTCGTCGGAGCGGTGAGCGTGGATCTCATCGACGATCACGGAGCCGTTTAGCCCTTCGTTCCGGTAGGCGTCGGCGCTCAAACATCTCAGCACGTTCTTGTGCTCGCGGTTGCGGATGATGGACCGGGAGTCGATCACCTCGAGGAGCTTGGAGAGCTGCGGGCTGGCCTGTACAAACTTCGCAACGACGCGGTAGATCTCGCGGGCCTGGAGACGGTCGACGGCGGCGACGTACACGTCCGAGATCGGGAAGTGGGCGCAGAGCATGTACTGCGCGAGGCTCGCCATCAGGAACGACTTGCCAGACTTCTTCGGGCAGAAGATCCCGGCGCGCCGGTAGCGGAGCCGATCGTCCGGCCGCTTCCAACCGAAGATCGGCCGGATGACTCGCTCCCGCTGCCATTCGATCAGCCGCATCGGCTTGGCTGGCCCGCCGTCCTGTGACGGTGCCCGGCAGAACTTCTCGATGAACTGGACCGGCCGGTCGGCAGCGGTCTTGTCCCACACGAAGCCGTCGCACCACTCCGGGCGGTCGCTGCCGTCATCCAGTGAAGGAACGGAGATCTGCTTCGTCGCCGTCTTCTTGGCCATCGGTCGGCTCCTGTGGCAGCCTCGACTCGCTCGCCGCGGTGAGGCCGAAATCCCTGGCAAGTGAAACGAAGTCCCGGCGGGCATCCCGCAGGAGCTTCGTTGCCGGGTGCGGCACAGGCCCCTTCTGCGTGTCGATCACCGCACCGCCGGCCTGCACCGTTGCCATGAGGACGAGGATGTCGCTGTGGAAGTGGCAGAGCATCCCGAACACCTCCGCCTGCTCCGGACGCAGCCGGCGGGCCTCGACCAGGGCGTCGGCGTGCCTGTTCCAAAACTCAAGCGCCGCGGAATCGCCTTGGACGGTCGCAGGCGGGTCGACGCCTTCCGGGGCTGGCGATGCCGTCTTGCGGTGCAGAGTGTTCCTGCCGTCCGCTGATCGCTGTGAATCACGCTTCGGAATCGGTCCCCGTCGGCCCATGTGGCACCTCAGTAAAGTTCAAACCCGACAGAAATTCGCGCGTGGC